ATGGATGAAAAGAGACAAAAAAAAGAAATGGATTTAGAAGTAAATTCCTTTGTTCCTTTATATCAACAACTATATGACAACATAAAAAAACAAATAGCATCTGGCATATATAAACCAGGAGATAAACTTCCATCTGAAGGAGACTTATGTAAAGAATTTAATATAAGTCGTATAACTGTGAGAAATACGACTTTTTTATATAAAATAGCAAAATAACAGTGTTTGAGCAAAAAAAAAGAATGTTTTTTATCGTTTTGCCACCTGTTTGCCACCATAACTTTTTTCGGTGGCAAATTATTGTAAAATGCCCTCCAAAATATCTATTGTTTCACTTTCCATTTTACTTGTAACATGTGAATATGTATCCATAGTGGTTGATAATTGACTATGACCTAATCTTCGTTGTATATATTTTACATTAGCTCCATTTTCTAATAATAATGTGGCATGTGTATGTCGCAAGCAATGAAAATTAAAGTTAATATTTAGTTTCTTGTTAATAGTTCTTATAGCAGCGTCAATATTGTTGTGATTTACAAATGAGCCATCTTTTTTTCTACAAACCCAATCATACTCAGTTTCTTTATACCATTTTCCAATTTTAATTTTTTGTTTTTTTTGATTCAATTTTTCCTCTTTTAATATTCTAGACAAAGTATCACCTATTTTAATATCTCTTATTGATGTTTTTGTCTTAGGTGATGCTAATTCAAATTCTGAAACTTTTCTCTTTATTAAATTTTTTCTAACTTTGATTATATTATTATCTAAATCAACATTATCCCAACAAAGACCTAATATTTCTCCTTTTCTCATGCCTGTATGAAACCCTATAAGTAGAGGAATATAGATATTTGTATTTTTAGGATATATTTCTAGTATTTTATTGAACTCATCTAGTGTTATAGTCTTGTTATCTGACTCATTTTTTACCTTTAAAACATTTTTTGGTATACTGGCATATTGAACAGGATTTTCCTTAATGAGTTTGTAAGGGTAAACAGCAGATTTTAAAGCAGTATTTAATACAACATAAATCGCTTTTAAAACTCCTTTTGTGTAGTGTTTTTCTTCTCCGTTTTGTGTGTATGTCTCTTTTGATTTATTATTTAAAAATTCTTGAATAATAGCTGGATTTATAGATTTTAGCTTACATTTACCAAGTCTAGGTTCTATATGATTTTCAATTAAATTTCTATAACTTTCCTGAGTATTGTATTTGCAATTAAGAAGTACATACTCTTTGTACCAAAAGTTAAGATAGTCTGATAAACTCATATTTGTTTCATCAAACACTATACCAGCGTTTTCATATTCATTTATTGCATCACGGAGCGATTTTTCAGCTTCTTTCTTAGTGTTTCCACCAACTCTTTCTACCTTTTTTCTCTTGCCATCTACTATACCTGCATCAAAGTAGTAATACCACTTCTTTCCACGTTTTCTTACGCCGCCTTTCATAAAATTTCTCCTCTCAAAAGCTTTTTTATGTAATTATATAATAACATATATCAATTTAAATAAAATAAATAAAAAAGACTATAAGAAACAAAGTTTTATGCTTATAATTAATAGTCTTTTTTATTTAGATACATATTTAATGTTTTTTATCACGTGATTCCAGCACTTTTTCTGCCAAATAAACAACTATTTTTTCATACTCAATATCAGTTTCTAAAGAAAAGTCAACAATAGCAGGTATCGTCATATCTCCTGCATATTTATTACCTAACCAATTTTCAATTAATTCCAATTCTTCTTTGCTTAATTCAAATTTTTTCTTTTTATTAAAACTTAAGTTCAATTTATTCACCTCAAATAATATTATATATTAAAAATAGTATTTGATAGAAACATTCGAATTATTTATGTAATTTTCTTTTTTTAATATATTCATCAGCAAAATAATTTACTAAATATTTTTCTTCCAATCCTAAAGCTATTTCTAATTCAATAAGAATAGAGATAGTTAAATCTTTATCCTTATTATTTTCCAACCTAGAAATTTGACTTCTGTGGCAACCAACTCTTTTTGCTAACTCTATTTGTGTTAATTTCTTCTTTTTTCGTAACTCTTTTAACATATATTTAACCTACCTTTTAGATAATTTTATATATGTTAGTTTGTGTAATTTCTTGTAATAAATGTGCAATATTCGCACACTTTTTGTTGGAAATTTGTGCTAGAATGTAGTTAAGAAATAACTTTATCTAGATAAAGTAAATTAAAAGGTAAAAAGTTTATGTTAGAATTAAGCATTTAATAAATTGTAGAAAATGTAATAAATTGTAATAAAAAAATATATTTTAAAATGATGAATACAAATTAAGAAATGTAAATGAAAACAAAGAAACATAAAGAAATATAAATAAACATAAAGAAAATATTTTTAAAATCAAAATTAAAACGAGTAAATAAAAATAAAATATGCAAGTTGCAGAGATATTTATAGGTGTATATAATAAATTTATAGATTAAATATTACAAAATATAAATATATTTAAAATTAAGGCAAATTTTTTATAGCTTACGAACGTATGTTTTGGAAAGGAAAATACTTTACAGGGGATGGTGTGTTCAATGGACGATAAGAAAACAATTCTAAGACTTAACAATATTTTCACTGAGTTAAAAAATATTAATGAAGATAAATTTAATAAATATAAGGAAATAGTAAGCGAAAATAAATTTAATATATATATAGAAATAACAAATGAAACAAATAAAAAGAAAGAGGTATAACCTCTTTTTTATTTATTTTGTTTTTCTTCATCTATGAAAACCTGTGCAATTTTTAACATCTTTTCTTTTGACTCTTCATCTAAACTCATAAACACTTTTATGAGTTCTTTTATATCGTCAGGGCTATCTAATTCATCAATAAATTTATCATTACTATCTTTTTTATCAAGACTAGGTCTTCCTAAAAGAGAATCTACAGATATATTGAAAAAATCAGCTAATTTAGTGAGCATTAAAGTATCTGGTATTCTATTTCCACTTTCCCAATTGCTTACAGTTTGTTTTGTTACATTAAATATTTTTGCCAGTTCGACTTGATTCAAATTAAGTTTAAGTCTTTCTTCTTTTATTCTATCTTTAAGAGCCATAATATTACTCCTTCCATTCACATTTCTTATAAATTATTATAAACTATTTGTTATACTTTTTATAAGATATATAACATAAAGAATACTTTTTTTAAAAAAATATAAATTTTATGTTGACAGTAAACTAAAAGTAGACTATTATATAAATATAAAGTTAACGTAAAGTTGACTAAAAGAGAGGTGATAAAATGAATACTAAAAAATTAAAGGCGTATAGAAAACTAAATAATGTTAACCAGTCTGATATAGCAAATTTACTTAATATAACTTTAACTTCTTATTCGCATAAGGAAAATGGTAAAACTAAATTTACTCTTGAAGAAGCAAAGACCATTTCAGATTTCTTTGGTCTAAGCATAGAGGAAATTTTTTTTAATAACAACGTCAACTTAAAGTTTACTAAAACGATAAATTAATCTATATATTAAGTTTACATTATGAAAGGAGAAATATAAATGTCATATCAATACCAAAATATATATCAGTTAAGCAGAGAAAATACTGGTCTTACACAAGAAAAAGCATCAGAACTACTAGATATATCAGTAGAGAGTTTAAGAGCATATGAGAACGATAAAAGGATACCACCAAATACGGTAGTAGCAAAGATGGTATCTATATATAATAACAATCTGCTGGGCTATGAGCATGTGAGAAGGACAACAGAAGCAGGAGTAATGTTTTTACCAAAATTAGAGTTAAGAAGTCTTTCAAACATAACTTTGAAGTTGCATAAGGAAATAAAAGATTATCTAAAAAAAGAAGATGATTTCATAGATATAGTTGAAGATGATGTGGTTGATGAAGATGAGGAAGAAGTTTGGAATGATGTTATGGAAAAGTTAGAGGGTATATATAAAGCTATTTTAAAATTAAAACTTTCAAGAAATACAAAAATATCAAAGGAGGTATAAATATGAAAGATTTAACAATAGTAAAAGTTAACAATAAACTAACAACTGATAGCAGAGATATAGCTTTAATGGTTGAAAAAGAACACAAGATTTTATTAAGAGATATAAGAAATTATATAAATCAGATGGAAGAAGCTAACAAAAACATGAGTACAGATTTGTACCCATCTGATTACTTTATTGAAAATACTTATTTAGATGATTATAAAAGAGAAAAGCCGTGTTATGCAATAACAAAAATAGGTTGTGACTTTATAGCAAATAAAATGACAGGAATAAAGGGTACTGCATTTACAGGGATATATACTAAAAGATTTGATGAAATGGAGAAAGTATTAAAAGAACAACAACCTAAATTACCAACGACATATAAAGAAGCGTTACAACACCTTATAGAGCAGGTAGAAGTAAATGAGAAATTACAACTAGAAAGCAAAATAAAAGACCAAGTTATAAATGAACTCAAACCTAAAGCAGATTATACAGATACAATACTAAAAAGTGATAGTTTGGTTACGATAACTCAGATTGCAAAAGATTATGGTATGAGTGGTACAGAAATGAATAAATTGCTTCATAAATTAAAGGTGCAATATAAACAAAGTGGACAATGGCTTTTATATAAGGAACATCAAGGTAAAAGCTACACTCACTCAGACACAATAGAGATAATTAGAAGTAATGGGACAATTGGTTCAAAGATGACAACTAAATGGACTCAAAAGGGAAGATTGTTTTTATATGATTTATTAAGAGCAAATAACATATTACCAGATATAGAAAAAAGTGACCGACAATTATCAATGTTAAGTTAAAACATGACAGCACCTTGAAAACTAAATACAGAATATTTTGAAATATATTGTTTTAATTAATTATTAACTAGGAGGTTAAATACATGAAAAATAATACAAGCGATTCAAGAGTAAAATATTTTTGCAAGTGTCCATATTGTGGGTTTGATAATGAGGTAGAAGTTAAAAAAGGATTGAAGCCTAAAATATGTTGCATATGTACAAAAGAAGTTGAGTATGAAAAACTGGAGCAACAAAGTGATTCAGAAAATACCGAAATTAAAGGAGTGTGTAATTAAATGAAAATTTCATTTGAAAGTGTAGTGAACAATGTAAATAATGAAACGGAATTAATATTATCAAAAGAAGAGTTACAAATAGCTAAAAGGATACTTAATACATTGAATGAAAATGAACAAAGTATCCTTTCCTCAAAAGATATTTTAGATTTTTGCAAAGAAGCTCTTAAATATAATTTAGTACCTACATTTGTTTAAAGACACTGAGGCCATCGCCTTTAGAAAAACTATTATTGACTTCTGAAAGTTTCAAAAAGATTTCATGGTAATGTTTTAAAAGTTCCTCTTCAGAAGAACTTTTAAAATCATATTTTTCCTTAAGAATTTCTAAAGTAAGAGTATGTAATATATCTTTACTGAACTGCATAATATCACCAACTTTCATAAAAAGATATAGGATATATCCTACAAATATAGTATATCAAAGGAGGAAAATAATGGCAATTAATGACAACATAAATAAAATTTTAAGAGATAGAAATTTAAAAGCATGGAAATTAGCAAAAGAAATAGGAGTAGACTCAGGAAATTTATATGCAATTTTAAGAGGAGAAAATAAAAATCCAACCATAAACACTCTAATAAAAATAGCTGATTATTTAGATATTACATTAGATGAACTAGTTGGAAGATAAAAATTAAATACAGAATATTTTGAAAAGGAGTGAGTAAATTGGGCAATATATCTAATTTCAATTTAGATAAACAAGAAGATAAAAGTTTTAATGACCTAGATAATATATCAATTTGTTTTTCAGAAGGTATCCGTAAAGTTGTAGAAATGAATTTAAACAACTATAAAAATAAAATCTCAAAGTACTTAAATGAAACTTCGAAAATAGAATTATTAGAACCAAAAGAACTAACAATTGTTATAAGTAAAGGTTATCCCGATTATCTTATGTCTGTTGAAGAAGCAAGTAAAAGATTGAAAATAGATAAAGTATTTGGATATGAGTTAATAAAAAATGGACTTTTGAAGTCAGTTGATATAGGGGCAACTAAAGTTTCTAGTTATGAATTAGATGATTTTATAACTAGAAATCAAGGAAAAAACATCAAAGAAATGCTTAGAGAAATGAAAGAACTTAGAGAGGGGGTGATTTAGTTGAGTGTAAAGGTGTTAATAGCTTATGTACAGTTTTGTAAGCAATATAATAAGAAAGCAAGTTTTGAAAGTCTTAAAAAATACAACAAAGGGGTAATTGCATGAAAATAATTTATAAAAACAAAGTTTATAAGGTAGAACAAGACAAAGTGTTATTTAGAATTACATACTATGATGAGCAGAGAGGTAGTAAGAAGTTTAATAAAGATAAGAAAGTTAAAAGAAGTACATTAACAAGAGATATAGAGGTAGTTAACTTGTATTTACCAACACATTTAAAAATAAAGTAAGCTATAAATAATTAAAGAAAAAGGTGATTAGATGCAAAGAGAGCAGACAACAATACGCCTGCCTAAAGAACTTAAAGAAAAATTAGAAAAGCAGGCGAGTAAAAAAGGAAGAAGTTTTAATAGTATTTTATTAAGCATATTACAAGAATTTATTCAGAACCCAAATGTATAGAACCATGTTCTTTTTCAAACATTTCTATATGTTTAGTAACAAGAAATTCTATTTCTTTATTAGCTGAACGAGCATTGTACTCAGCTATATATTTAAGTTTATCAAGTTTTTCTTTTGGTATTCTAATTGCAAAATGAGGATTTTTATATGTACCCATTTTAGCCATAATATCAACTCCTTTGTGTAGTCTATTTGGCAACAATTATATCACAAAAATAAATACAAAAAATATATAGGCAACATATAGACAACATAATAATAAAGTGTTATACTTTGTATTAAAGATAGGCAACACATAGATAACAGTACAGGAGGAAATTATGTTGGCAAATAGAGTAAGAACTGGATTAAGAATCCCATATGATTTAAATACAAAATTAATATTAATAGCAGAAGAAAGAGGAATGTCAAAAAATTCTTTAATATTACAAATACTTTGGGATTACATAAAAGAAATAGAAAATAAGGAGGTCAAATAATGGTTGAATTGGTAAAAGAATTTGATTTACAAACAATTAAAGTAGGAAATGCAGTAAAAGTAAATTGCAAAAGATTTGGTTTTGAAATTGATTGTATAGTAGTAGTAGCAACAGAAAAAGAATTAAATTTAGCATACTTTGATGAAGGTAGAGGCTGTATGGAGTATCAAGCCTTAATAACAGAAGATATTCAAGATGGTGATTATGAGATTAAAATTTTATCTTAGGAGGAAATAAAATGGCAGCTTTAATAATGGTAGGTTTATTTGCAATATGTTTAGTAGGATTAGTACAAAATAGAGATTAAGTGAAGGGGTGTATTTAGATGGAAGCAGCTAGATTAATAGCAATGGGTCAAATTAAACAGGCTGAAAAAGAAATAAGTAAATTGCAAGGTACAAAAAACAATAGTAGTTTAATGTGGTGGGAAGCCGTAAAATTTGCTAGTCAAAATATATTACAAGGGTTGGAACATGATATAGAGCTAGAAGCATCAACTGATTTCAGGGAGTTTATGATAACACAAGAAGAACTTGAAAGAGATAGACCTATAGATGTGCAGATATAAGAAAAGAGCCTAGGGTGAGGCTCAATTCAAATAAATATTAAAAAATTTAATTAAGCTAATTATAGCATAAACGGAGGGAAATTATGAGTACTTTATATGAATTAACTACAGATTTATTAGAAATAGAAGAAGGTTTAACAGAAACAACAGGAAATGAAGCTGAAAAACTAGAGGAAATAAAAGAAATAATAAAACAAGAGATACAAAATAAAAACACTAGAATAGTGTCAGTAATATTAAACATTGACAGTGATATAAACTCTATAGATTCAGAGATTAAGAGGTTACAAGAGTTAAAGAAGGTTAAGAAGAATACTCTTGATAGATTAAAAAGCAATATAAAAGACTGTATGGAATTACTTGGTACTAAAAAAGTAGAAACATTTTTAGGAAATATAAGTATAAGAAAGTCAGCAGGTAGCTTAGTCATAGAAGATGAAGAAAAGATACCTGCTATATATAAAACAGTAGAGCAAGTTATAAAAGTAGATAAGAATGCTATAAAAGACTTTATTAAAAAAGGTCATGAAATTGAAGGTTGCAGGATTGAATATGGAACTACACTAACAATTCCAAAAGCTAAAAAAGAGTAGGTGTCAAATATGGAATCTAATAATATTTACATTAAATTAATGGATGTAAGAGTTAAATTTAGTAAGTTGAATCTAAAGAAAAGTGGAGAAAATAAGTTCGCTAACTTCAAGTATTTTGAGTTAGCAGACTTTCTACCACAAGCAACTGGATTACTTGAAGAAGCTAAGCTATGCCCTATAGTGACCTTTACAAATGAATATGCAACTCTAACATTAATTAATGGAGAAAACCCATCAGAACAGATTGTATTTACTTCTCCCATGAGAGATTTACAACTTAAAGGTTCTAATGAATTACAGGCACTAGGAGGTATAGAAACCTATCAAACTAGATATTTATATATTCAGTTACTTAATATAACTGAAAGTGACACTTTTGACGCAACTAGTGGCAAAAATGAAGCTAAAAGTAATTCTAACAATAGAATTTTAACAGATAAACAATTAAGTAGGTTATATGCAATAGCAAGTAATGCAAATGTTGATAAAGAAAGTTTGAAAGAAAAAGTATTTAAAAGATTTGGAAAAGAGATAAAAGATTTAACAAAACAAGAGTATGACACTATTTGTAATGCTTATGAAAATAAGCAATAAGGGCAGGTGATATTGTGGGGATTATAAGAGTAAGCAAAGACAAAGATAATCCATATGTGGTTTTAAATAAAACTTGTTTGGAAGATGTAAAATTAAGCTGGCAAGCAAAAGGTTTACATTCATATCTGATT